TTGCTCTATTAATAACTTGGTAAGCCGATACAACTTCACCAGCATCTAGTTCCGGAATTACCTTATGAACTACAGATCCACAGTAAGGATACTTTTCTTGATTTCCGGCAACGTCTTCTTGCTTGTTAAATCCTTTTAATTCCGGATAAACAGTAATTAATCCTGGATGTCCGTTATAAATTTCACCCTCTAAATACGGAAATAAGCTTTCTGGAAGTATTCTTAAAAATCCATGTAAGGTAATTAACTTTTTTAAGTTGATTCTCGTACGTAGATAGTCTAGTATAGAGGGCTTAAAAGGTATAGTACGTATTTCTACGTTATTTTCCCCAAAGATCTCCATGTTTCTCGGTGATACCTTTGTAATGTTATTAGTTACTACTAAACTAGGGAGAATCCCAAGCTTTTCACTAATAGCTACTACTTCTGAGCCTGTCTGAGATATGAATACTCCCCAATTATCTAATACTCTTAGTTTTTCCATTATTGACCCATTGCTTTTTTAGTATAAAATCCTGTATCAATTAATTCAGGCGGAATTAAATACTGCTTAGATGCACGAACAGGATTGATATCTAATGAACCGCGTCTTGCATACAACAGCATTACTACGCAATCTTCAACATCTGGATGATTCATAATAGAATTGAATAATTTCTCACTACAAAACTCATGAAATTCATTAACTTCACGTAATGCAATAACCTCTTTAAGTAAATCTTTTAGGTCTACCTTATTTTGCTTTGTAATAATACGGAAATAAGCCGCTCCTGTATCTTTTTGCTTTGTATGTCTACATCTTGATCTTAAAAGGTTAGTCATTACAAATAAATCTTCACCCTCTTCTGAAGGAGTAGTACTAAAATGAGGCTCTTTAGAAGCGTAGTCTGTAATTTCCATAGCCTCTAACTCTTTATTACCTATTAAACGTAACATATCAAGATAGAATGCACCTGGATCTCCTTCGTATAATTTCTCTTCTCCTTGTCTAAAGAAAGATACCTTAGCTTCTGCACCAATACATGCGCTAATATCTTTAGCTACTTGATTTTCGTAGTTTTCAATAGCTTGCGGGATAGTATTTCCCATCTTACACATATCAAACGTATTTAGATAAAGCTTAAAAGATTTAGACTCTACCATAAATTCAGAACTAGCAGGACATACTATCTTCAAAGTACCTGCCATCGGTAATCCATTATCTAATAAGAAGGTTGCTTCATGGCAATGCCACGTATCATAACCTACAAACTCCTCTCCTGTAATACCCCAATCTTGACGTGCAAGAATACGTGGCATAGGATTTAATTGACTAGGATCGAAGGTATCTGTATATACTGCATAGGAGTTAGCTGATCCTAACGATTTAGCAGCTGCTTCTGACATATTACTTACTAACATAACTACGGAATTTTTTTATATTTTTAAAGATAAGGTTTATTTGTTCTTCTGACAACTCAATATCTAAGTTATCTGCTAATTTAGTTTTTGGTTTAGGTTGAATTAAACCATGAGGTCCTAATTCATTACCTACCCAACCGTTAATAACCGGTGAACTAGTATCTAATGAATAGATAAGGTTAAGAAGATGTAATTGATGATACTTAAATAAAGCAAACTCAACCGGATTTTGACATCCTAATAAGTGGAATTTAGGTTTACCGATTCCCATATTAAATCTATTTGCATACCACCAATTTAAGAATCTAAATCTTACTGTTACGAAGTCTGAATCTTTAACTAAGTCAAAAGGTAATGCAATAATATCTACTTTTTCTCTTAAGTAGTAATCTATACAATCCGCAATCTGCTCAAAGGTATCTCCTTGACATACGCCAATATACTTCTGTCCCTCTACTCTGTAACTCTCTAAATACTCTTTTGCATTAAGCAAGGTTTGATCGTAGTTGTTTACTACATCAGGAAGTACAAGATGAGTAGGTTTATACTCCTTACCCAGCTCGTGTAATTCTTCCATTGGTATAGATTTACCTAATTCAAATGCTGAATTATCTAATATAGAGAACTCTGCTGTTTTAAGCTTTTCTTTATAAAAGTCAGCATATTCTGTATCCAAGCTTAGCAAATGACCTAGTACATAAGGGTAATCACTTACCTCATCATGACGGTCAAATAACGCTTTCGGTATTTCGTGTGAAATTAAAGGCATAATTTATTTTTTATATTCTGATAATACTTTTTCTACTTGGTTCTTTGCAAATTGCCAGCTAACAGGACCTGTTTCGTCAGCATATTCTACTGGGTCAGGACGTCCTAACTTAATAAATGCTTCAATACGCTCTACTGATGCAGCAGATTTATAATCAGAGTACCATACGTTTTGGTGTTGCATTGGTTTATAAGAAGTATTTGTACGCTTATATACTTCATCAAAGTCTAAACCTAATTGCTCGCATGCTTTTAAACCGTCTTCTAAGATTTCGAATTTATTTACTTCTAAGTAAGGAGTATAAACTGATACTAATTCAGCACTCCAGTTACCGATAATGAATGCATCGAAGTCAGCATCTCTAAACTCTTGACGGCAGTCTGGATATATTGCGTGATCGCCCGCGTGAATCCCCATTGCAATAGCTACTTCTTGACCAATAGAACAATCTTCGTTAATAGGTCTAGTAGCAATTGACAAAGCTACTGCTTGAATCAAAGAAGCAAATATTTTATTACGGTTAGGTACAACAGTATCTTTCATGTTGTCTTGCTCGTAATGTCCTTCAGGTACATCTTTACCGCCTTCAACTAAAGTTGAATTTAATAACTGTGCTAAACCATCTAACTTAATAATTTGATGTCTTACAGCAGGATAGGCTTCAATAAATCCGCCTTCAACGTGATCTGTGTGCGTTAGTCTGTTAGCGTTTAGGTAAGCTACTAAGTCTTTTGCACGCTCTAATTCTACTTTGTGCTTTTGGCCATAGTCAAAACCTAATGCTGTTACTTCATAGTCGTTAGCTAATAGATGAAGTAATAGGGTACTGCTGTCAAGCCCGCCTGATAATGATAAAACTGCTTGTTTTTTCATTTATTTAAAATTTAAAATTTAGAGCGTATTATTTTGTGTATCGATTAGCTCTATAACCGAATTATTTTTTATCTTGCTTACTATTAATGTCTTTTTGCATTCCTAGTATTTGAGTAGTTAAGCTTCCTACTAGAGTACCTAACTGTGCCCAAATATCTTCAGTTTCTTTTTTAAGACTCTTAATAAGTGTTTGTTGGTAAATTTGAATACCTATAAGAACAACTATAATAAAAATGTAAAGCTGTTCGGATGTAAGGGTTAATGTCATAATATAAAGATACTACTTATTTTTCGGATCAACAACTTCATCCATAAACTTAGTAAATTCTGGTGTGCCTGGAAATCCTATAAAATTAGGATTATCCATAACTCTCTGTAATGCTTTAATGGTTAGATCTTTATTCTTAGTATCGACAAGTAGAGGTTCTAAAATATACTCTTCTGTCGAACCGTTTTTACGGTTCAAGTAGAATAAAGTACCTACTGCAGCTCCTAAAGCTTGGTAGTATTCCTTAGCTGTTGTTTTCATGGTATAATTCTCTTACTTTTGCACCCAACTCTTGATCATTAGGTGTATCATAAATTAAATTCATAGGAACGGCCATATGTCTACGCTCAGTACCTTTGTTCCAACACTTAGTACATAACTGACCTGCACCTTCTATATAACCAACTCTCATATCAATATGATCGTGGTATTTGTATTCAGTATCTGTGCCACATAGTACACATTTCTCAATAGGATTTGTTTCCTTTAGTCGTTTTTGTTCTGCTTCTAAAGCACATGATAAATGATCAAAATCGTGAAGGTAATCGATGTCTACTTTTGATGTATCTTTACCGCAGTACTTGCAAATGTAAGCTTCCATATATTATACGTTTAATTTAAGTTTATAAGATGGATTAATACAGCCTATACCAACATTTCCGTTAGAGTATATTCTCATTCTCTCTACTCCATTTGTTCCAATTCTCATATCAGAATCACCTGTTATAAGAGGTATAGTTAATTTTTTAGGAGTTGAAGATATTGGGATTGCTGCCGCCATAGAGGCCATAGCAATCATCTTTAAAAAGTCTCTCCTGTCGCTCATTATACGTTTAATGTTTTACTGTAGTGTTAATACTATCTGGAAGTTTACCTCCTCCTAAATCGGTTAGGCTATTCCATTTATCATCGCTAATAATACCGTCTACTGTCCATTCTGTTTTAATGCCGTTTTCAAAGATAGGTATTGAATATGTTTGCTGCATTTCGGGTTCCATATTATACGTTTAATGTTTTATTCCACGCGGCGATATGCAATCTAGTTAATCCTCTAAACCTATACTTCTTAGCCATTTCCATTACGAATCGAGTACGCTCTTCAAAGTTAGCAGCATCATCTAAACCTGGCATACAGACCACATGCTTTAAAGGAATTTTAAACGGTTCTACAAAGTCTCTAAAAATTTCTTTGACGTCTTCTTCAGTACTTATAACGAACTTGAACTGATAATTTTTATGTAGTTTTATGCGCTCAATTGCTTCAGGATTAATACGTTGTTTTTCTGTCATACCTGAATTAGCTAACTTAGGTGAGCAATTAATTTGATCAAGCATATTAAATAACTTAACATCTATTACTATAGTACCATTAGTTTCAATTTCATAGAATGGTTTAACATTATTAACGTCTAGATATCTTGACATCCAGTAGTTAGTAAAATTAATAATCGCTTCTTGATGTCCTTTGATAGTAGGTTCACCGCCTGTCCAAATAATATGAACAGTACCGTCTTTAAT